CTCTAATGCTTCATTGATTGCCTCTTGATTATCACTATCCTCTGCCTCAATCGTTTCTTCTTCGATGTCATCAACTGTTTCGCCCTTTACCTCTAACAATGCCATGTAAAAATCGGTAAAGTGAACTTTAGTGTTCGAACCTTCGACGGTACAATAACCACAAGCGATGGCGATCTCTGTAGGTTTCTTGCCTTCCGCTTGCATTGCGGCGACGGTTTCTTTGAGAGCGGTTCCAGTGAGCATGGTTCTGTGTGAGAGTGCGGGGTGGTCCCGCTTGTGTTTATTGTAGACCCTAGGGGGGAGTTTGTGAACCCCCCCAGTGGACGCTTATCAGACCGCCACAGTCTGAAGGGTTTCGTTGCGGATCTGCTGATTCATGAACTTACCTTTGGATTCAGCAGTATTGAACCCCAGAGCGAAACGCTGAACGTCTGCCACTGTGTAAGTGTAAGCACGCCCGCCGTTAAATGTAACGGTCACGCGGTCGCCGTCAAGAGCGACTGAATCAAGAGCGGATGAGTTGAAAGCGTTGATCATGATTTTGTAGAGTTTGTTTTGTGGAGTCTTTAGGGCGCTGCCGTTCCCGTGTTTCAATTATAAGGGGTGAACGGATCAGTCGCGGTCGCTGATGTTCCAGGTTCCGAACTGTCCACTAGGACGGGAGTCGTTCCACTTGCTGAACCATTCCTGGCGTGCCGCTGCCCGTGCTTGTGCCTGTTGGCGTTCTTGCTCCAGACACTTCAGACCAATCGCCGCGAGGCGGTCATCTGATGCGAGGATCCCGTTTCCGTAGTTTTTCATGGCGTTGGTTTGTTTGCTTGAATTAATTATAGGGCATCGAGTGCCCTATGGTTCAGTTGGTGGACACTTCGGAAAGTGTCACAGGGTGTCCTCTCCGTACTCCATGTATGTCCATCCTAACCAGTCCTCAACGAAAGCATAGGATCCCGACTCGCTGTGCATACTGTAGCATAAATCTGCTGCTGTGTAAGGATCGCTTACGATTTCCCGCTCACCGAGAGCAGGGCAGGCAACGAGGTAAGATCCAGTCGTCATCGGTTGGTTTGTTTGACTTGTGCCAATGATGCCCCAGATTTCGACTCAGCGCAAGGGGTAAGGGACAGTTCAGAAAGTGGCACAAGGTAGCAGTTTTATTGGTGTGGGGGTGTTATCTTATAAGAAATCAGACGAGGCGGGGGGTACCGCTGTTGACGAAAATACATCGCCACTGATCCTGCCATGAAATAATCATAAAAAAACCGCCCCATAAGAGCGGTGGACGGTTTTCAAACTGGCACACTACCAGCGGTCGAACTGTTCTTCTGTGCTAACTTGCACCTGTTCATCACCTTCCAGACCTAGAACCTCATTCCAATCATAAGATTCTAACTCTAGGTCATCATAACACTCTATGTCAAGTGTGACTCGGACAGTTCGCTTAGTGGCATACATGGCGTGTGTGGTGTGAGTGTGTGCGTATTATATCATGCGTAATGCTTATATGCAAGCGCATCATAATCTTGTGTGTCGCGTGTGTATTCTTCATCTAGATCTTCATCTAGATGTGTATGTGCATACGATTGCACACACATCTCATAAGACTCGTCGAGATCGTATTCATATGCTGGTGCATAGGTATAGTCGAGATCGTAATCGTCGTACATAATTCTCGTCGAGATTGCCATGTTTATTATACCGATAACTCGTCTAGATGTCAACTAGAAGGATCTAGTGCGTCTCGTCGAGATTCATAACATTTATTTATAAGGTATAGTCGAGATTGTGTAGTTATCATAACATAAGTCTCGACGAGTTATTGTGTCCTTCTGTGAATTTTTTCCGCCCGGTGGGTTGACAAGTCGCCCGTCTTATGATACGCTCGCTAAACTTGCATAAAGATCTAACCTTCTTTAACCATTATAAGCACTTAAACACCTACAAAGACACTCCCAAGACACTCCCCAGCAACCACACAGTATCCCAGAAGATAAAAAACTGTTTTATATTTATTATTATATTAAAAACCTATTTTTTAATGTATTCGGTATCATTCGCTACACATTCATTAGAATTCCAGTGTCTCATAACCCCTGCAACAATCACAGAGTTAGTGACTAATACACTGACGAATATGATCGTTCTGATTGTTGCTATCCAGTTATCATATCTCTCAGTTTTGGTGTCAGAAAACGATCCCAAACTATACTTCCATACACGAAGAAACTCTTTCATTTATGGAGCACTAAAAGGATAAACCATCTTACCTGTCTGAGTTGCATTATTAACTGATGGACGATTGACAAGTCTTCTTATATCATTCATCTTCTCCTTACCAGTCTTTAAGTTCAAACCACTGGGATTTGAATAGATTTTAAGTGGTGCAATCTGTTCTACAAAGGTCTTATAAGTCTTCATTTTTTAGGGCGCTATCCGTCTCGTAAATGATATTTATGAATCACTGAAACGATTGTAAGTATCCATATCTTCTAAAGTCTTACCATACTTATTCTTTCTTGTATGAACATACTCTAAGTCTTTCCAATACTGTGGATGACATAGTAAAAGTGTATGAATATATTTGTGTCTTTCATTCTTTGTATATTGACAATTAGGTTTTGGTTTGATACCAGTTTCAATGGTAATATACTTCTCATCAACAAAGTACACCCAACCCTTATGAATTAAACCATTATGATGCCAGATAACATAATCATCTATTTTAGGAGTATAGTGCATATTCAAGGGGATTAAGATTGAGTTGCATTGCAGAGTAAGGAGTCGTATCGTTAATTGATACTTCCTTTCCTATTTTATTTGAGTTGATGGGGGCATAGTAAGTGTACGAACTGCCTCTCTTTGCTGTTGTCTTTGTTTTACAGAATCCCCAGATACAATAACACTCATCACCGCTATTGTAATTAAACTCAGACTCACATACAGTCCAAATTGAAAGTACATTAGACGTTTTACGAATAACTTCGTATCTGTATCCTTTTGGTGGTTCATGAATAAAATCAGGTGGTAAGTTACACGCCAGTGGTTCCATCGGGGATTGCTCTAAGTGCGTTAGGATTGTGTCCATCTTCAATCAATTGATTCAATGCTTTTGTTGCTTCTTCTTTATTCAAATGCTGATTCTTATCATCAGTCATTTCCCAACCAGTGGTACAAAGTTCTTCGATTCGATAGGTTTTGTTATCAGTCATTTTTGTTTAAGTTGTAAAGGCATCGATGATAGAAGATTCATAATCATCAACTAAAGAAAACTTTTGTGCTTTTAGAATGTTTGGCATAATACGATCCTCATATCCAGGATGATTAAGTCCATCTTCCTCAGCACATAATTCAAATGCTTCAGTATCAGATTCTGCAATTAAGTTTACCACTCCACCATACTCTGATTGTGGAAACGGCACCCAGTAATCAACAATGTAAAGTGACTTCATTTAATGCTTTGTGGATTTAACCATTTTAATCGCTTTTAATCTGTTTGTCAACTACAGAAACTCCTGCATATAATAATCAACTGTCACCTCTAACTCTGCTGCTTTACGCTCAAAGAACTTGTTTGTATAATCTTCTGCTTCCTTTCGCTTCTTATATGAATCAATCTCAGTTTCAGCGTGATTCATAAAATCATCAAATGCTTTGATGAACATATCAATATCATCATTGTTCATTTCAGAAAGAGGGTTCACAGATTGGGTCATTTTGTTCTCCGATTGTTGATTGGTCCATTCCATCGTAAATTTCCTTGAGTCGATTGTAGAGTGTTGGTGCTGATCCATAATAATGTGCAATTTGCCATTCCTCTGCTACATCCAATACTTGCAATGCAGCAAGTATAATTCCTAACTCTTGCACGTTGATTGGTATATTATGCTCAGTTTTCATCTTTGTCTCCTTGACTACAATCCTAATTATATTACATCAATTGTCGTAAATTGTCTACTGCTTGTATCATCGCAATACGACTATATCCTGCCGCATAAGGATAACTCCTTGCATCACCATCATTTGTACCATCACACTCAGTACAAACATTGATCGCAGTCTCTAACCTTTCAATGATACTTTCGATTTCAGACTTGGTAGACTTGAGATCACACACTGTAAAGATCCTCCTGTTGTTGGCGAAGAAAAGAAATAGTCTGATTGATGTTCTCTACCTCTTGCAGTAGTTTTAACTTACGCTTTGACATAGCAATAATACTCTTGTCAAGTTCTCCAATGTGCATCTCACGTTGCATTGGTAGTTTCATTAGACTAACTCCTGTTGATACTGCATAACTTGCTCTTCTGTAACCTCATCCACACAGTCTTGAATCACAGTGTAGATGTAATCTATCTGCCCAACATCATCAAAGATACGTGCAACAAGTGCAGGATCTTCTACCTCAATATCATAATCAACCTCACCGTTTTCATCCTTCATATGAATATCTTCCTTGGTGTAGATCCACGCAGCACATTCTGCATCTTCACCCTGTTCTTTGATCATACTTGATACTCGGTCTTGAAGTTGCTTGAGAGTGTAGTTCATCAGATGAGTGCCTCTAGTGTGATACCTTTGTCTGCAAATGCGTCAGAAACAATGCCACAGAGTGCATTTTCTTCAAAGTCACTCAGTTCCCAAAGTTCAGCGGCAATGCTGATCATTTCCTGAATGTTCTCACTTAGAGTGAGCATTTCGGTCAGTTGATCTTGATTCATCATTGGTCGCACTCCATTAGGTTAGGACACCAAGCAGTGTCATAGGTTTCAGATGATTTAGCAACACCATTGTAGGTGTCCAACCATTCTCCATACTCTTCATAGAGAGCACGGATGTTACCAACATCTTCGAGCAAGTCACCCTCAACGTAGGTCTCACACAATGCGATAACGTGTTCGCATTGATCCTCAATCATTGTGATCCGTTCTTGGTCAGTCATTGAGATCCTTTGGTTGAACAATGTAATTGTAGCAGTGATTGCCGCGATCGCCGCGGCCAAGTGTACCAGTTAGTCTACTGGCACACTTCATAAACCGAACGCCGCGCAGTTTTCCTCAGAATCTTAGAATCCTTGGCACGGCGCACTGCCCAGCGTACAGAGGTTTTCTCTGCCTTGGTTTCAGCACCCAGTGTGGTGTAAAGTTCACAGAGAGTGATATACTCTCTGCCCTGATTCACCAGGGCACGGATCAGAACCTGAGTGGCAACATCAAATGCAGAGGCGTATTCGCCAGATTCAGAGAGAGTGAAGTTCATTGCCTTTGTTTGAACTGAAGTCAGTATAGAGCAGATCAAGTGATCGCCGCGGCCAAGGTGGACACTTACTCAACTGGCACAGAGAACCTACCATATTTGAAGTTATATCGGGAGAATAACTCTCTTTTCACCAGTTTATATGAACCAAAGTCATTTGTTAGTACATAACCCTCAGCATCAATGAATCGTTTGCCTAAGTATGCAGCAGGACCACCAGATGTGGCACAAATTGATAATTTATCCTCCTTAATCGTCTTTACAAGTTTCCATAAACGCATTAAGTTCAAATCACACTCGGCAACGTCCGCCAATGCCTCTGGATCAAGCACAGCACCAGTTTTAATGAAAGTATTCAAAACCTTCTCAATCTTTCGTGCGTGTGTCTTAGTTTTGGCGTATTCTACCGTAGTTGACATTTGACGTGCAAATCGCACAATATCATCAAATTTATCATCTTCTTGCCATCCTTCAGGTTGAACAAACAACACATCTTTAGTGCTCTTAGGTGTAAGAATCATACAAGATCCTATAGCATCACGAAGATCACTCTCAGCAACATAGATTGTATGTGGAGCAACAATGATACTCTGAATTACAAGATCAGGGAAAACATAAGTGATTGCATTAGGTGTGTAAGTGTCATCACCACCAAAACCAATAAAGTCACCCTGAAAGATACAATCAGTTCGTGGCAGACAATCAAAACAAGCGTGGAGAATGTCTGCTACTTCACCCTCATAATGTAGATCAATCTCATCGTGAGAGTGTGCAATTCGCAGTTTCTTTTTGTTGAATACTGCTTTAGTACCTACGAAAAATGTTTTTGTAGCAGGATCAGTACCCCATACAATTGCAGGAGCACCATCAATCTTCACAGAAACATTTGCAGGTTGAGTGAACCAATCAAGTACACTCAGATCACCCATTAGAATAGAATCTTCAGGATGTTGCAGATGAGTATTTTTCATTTCGGTTGCACAAAATCAGCAGTTTGATAAAGTCCGTCAGCAATAAATTGACGAGCAGATGTGTTAGTCCAGAGAAGAATACCGACACCAACGATAATTAAGGTTTTCACTTACCAACTCCATAATCAGGGGCAGTTGCTTCCAATTCACTGATGCTATATTGACCACTTTTAGTAGAAAAGTTGCTCATATCATTCCAAGTGTCTTCACCATAAAAATCCATAATCTCACTCTTTACATCATTTTCAGTCCAATTTTTCATATTCTCCTCCACCATCTCTATAGCAAATTGCTCAAGAGATGTCATATCCATACCATCAACAATGAGAGAGGCATAGTTTGCTTTGAGTTCGTCAAGTTGCTTTGAGTTCATAACTGAAAATGAAGTGAAATGAAATGATGAATGGAATTAGTAGTCGTAATCCGAGTTTAGATACTCTTCAAGATCAAACTTTTTCTCATTGTAAAGATCTTGCATTTCAGGAATGTCAAAGATCTCACCAGGAGTGTCTTGGATTTCAGTCAGAAGGTCGTTCATT